AATGTCTTCTTTATTTTTATTACTAGTTAAAGAGTCTTTTCGGACTAGTTTTCCCGTAACTGGATCTATGACTAGTGTAGCCATGTTTACTCCGTACCATCAGCATCTAATGGTGATAAATCGAATGGATTTAATTCTGTAAAACTTCCGTCTTTGTTTCTTCTAAAAGCTTTTCCTTGTGTTGGATCATAAGTTAAACCACCTATAGGAATAGCTGAAAAATCAGGTTCGTATTTTTTACTTTTGTTACTATAGTTATAATTTAATTCATAATAACCTTGGTTACTATGTTTTAATCTAAAGTCAGCTAAAACAGCTGCATTATTTTTAATTGGTGGAATGTTTGATTGTAAATATAAATTAGTAAATACTTTAAATTGTTCTTCTGGTGTTTGAGCTGCAAATTCTTTACCAATTTCAGGGTTATCTTTTTTAAATTGAAGTTCAGCTATTTCATTTTTACCTTCTTGTATTTTAACAGCTATTCTATTTTGTCTATCTGCATCACCTTGTGCAGCTTTAAGATCTCTATCTAATTGAGCAATTTCTGCTTGTTTAGCTGATTTAGCTTGTTCTAAATCTGCACCAATATCTGCTTCAACACCTGCAAGTGCTACTTCTCTATCAACATCTTTTTTAGCTTGTCTTGCTTTAAAAAAATCTGTTGTTGGTTTTTCAAACGCTTTTGCTAAATTACCTAATGTACTACCACCACCTGTTTGTGACATACCACGTAATCCACCTTGAATTAATAATTGTGCTAATGGATCAAATGCAGGTTCTTCAAATTTTTTTAACGCTTCTTGTATTCTTTCAGATGGACTAGGTGTACCTTCTTTAAAATTACTTCTTATACCAGTCATGATGCCACCACCGACTTCGCCACCTCTTCTAAACATAGGTCTTCTAAATACTCTGCTCATTATTTTCCTTAACCACTAAACCCTTTGTATAGTCCAGCAAGTGTAGCACCTGTACTTAATGCAGTTTGTAATGGACTAGGTGTAGGTTGTACTGTTTGTTGAATTTGTCCTGGGTATCCTGATATTAGACCCATGATGCCTGATCCAAGAGTCTGTGCAGCTTGAATAGGTTGTTGAGCTTGAGCTTGTAATAGTTGTTGTTGAGCTGATAAACCTGCTTGAGTTTGAGCTTGTTGTAATCCACCTAATGTAGATAACCCTGCAATTTGTTGACTAGCAAATGCCGGAGCAGCTTGTGCTAAATTCATTTGTTGACCAAAAGCTTGGCCTGCCAATTGTTGTGCTTGACCAAAACCTTGTTGTAATAATTGTGCTTGTAATGCAGCTCTGTTTCTATCACTTGATTGTTGATATTCTGCTCTTTGTACACCTTCACGTCCACCACCAAAAGCACCTGCTGCAATTGCCGCTGCTGGTATACCTTGCGCACCTTTTTGAGCTTGAACATCAAATCCTTGTAAAGTTGTGTCGATTACATCCTGTTGATACGGAGACATAAATTGCTGATATGCATTTGGTCCAGATAAAGCTGCAGCAGTTTGTAAATAAGGTTGATATGAACCTAATCCGCCTGCTTGTGAAATTGCTTGTTGCTGTAATGGAGAGAGTCCAGCAACAAACTGTGAACCCATAATCTTTGATAAATCTTGTCCTTTAAAATCACCTACAGCTTTTTGTAATTCTGTAAGATACGGTTTAGCTGCCGCTTCTATAAACTCAGGTGGTTGTGTTACTTGTGTAATAGTTTCAGCCATTAAACTCTTCCTCCGTTTTCTAATTTTTTCATCATGTCATACATACGTTGTGCACCTGTATTGACGTCTCCGTCACCCATTCCTCTTACAGCATCAGCTGTAAATACAAATTCATTATTTGATAACATAGCAGGTATGTCATCTTCTTTTTCTTTTACACCAACTGGAGGAATAAATCCACCTGTTTCTCTAAGGTCTAATTCTGTTACACCTGCAGGGTTTTGATTTAATGGAAGACCTATAATGCCTGAAGCCTGAATCGCGTTATCTTCTGCGCTGTCACCCATAGCATAACCTATTCTACCCCCTTCAGCATATCCACCGGCACCTTGTGTGTATTCAGCTAAATCAGCATCTACTAGTCCAGGTATCTCACCTTCGTCATATCCAAGTTCTCTGTAAGCTTTTTCTAATCTAATTCTAAGTGCTCCAACATTTCTTTCGCCACCTATAGAACCTTCTTGTTCACCTTCCATACCAGCTAATGCGCCACCTAATAAAGTTCCATAACCACCTACTTTTAATGTGTTAGCAAGTAAATTTTCTTTACCTGGTTTTAAACCCATAATACCTCCTACATTAGGAAGTATATTACCTAGGGAAAAACCACCTGCTCCTGCGCCACCTTTTGCTAAAAAAGGTAAAGATTTTCCAAAAAATGTTCCACCACCTAATCCATAAGCACCGGCTGCAAGTAAGGCTGCTTTACCTAAATCAGATTTAGCTATACTTTTAATACCTTTAGTAACACCTTTAACAGCTTTTTTTACAAAGCTACCTAAGCCATAATTTTGTCTACCCATCATTCCACCATCTGCTGCCATGCCTCTTATAGCAAGTGCTATTGGTGATTGCAACGCGCCTCCTGGTGTTTGATTTGTTAAACCAGGTAATGCCATTTTTGGTCCATCAACTAAACCAGTTCCATATCTTTGATCTCCTAATCTAAATCCATCTTTATCAAACAAAGGTTGCCTTAAATCTGAAACTTGTGGTCCCCCTGTTATACCTGAGGATGTAAGAACATCAGCAGCTAAAGATGCTGGTTGTTGCATAGCACCACCTTCACCTAAACTAGATTCAGCTGATTGTAGTCTTTGATTTATTTCTTGTAACATTTGTTCTGCAGAAGATACATCGGTTCCTAATTCATTTAATCTAGGCATGATACTGCCATCTTGGTACATTTGTCTTGGTTGTTGCATACGTGATATTGTCATATTTATATAATTAAACTAGTTTAAGGCAGGTATATAAACCTGTAAATGCTATACTTTATTTGATTTTTTTATCAACGTCAACACGTTTTAAAGCTTCTAATTGATCATAAAATCTACCACAATATTGATGCTCTCCAACATGTGTAATGTAGTCTAATGCATAGATATATACCTTACCTCCCATATCTGTCCATCGTTGACAGAAACCAAAGTCTTCACCAAAGTACCTTTTAGTTTTTACATCATGTAATGTATCAAATAAATTATAAAAATTCTCTTTTGATGTTTCTTTACCATTAACTATTGTAGGTTGATATATCTTTAATTCTGGGTGATGCTTCATCATTTTTTCTATAACTTCTCTTTTAATTAACATACATCCAGTAGGAGCATGACTAACTTCTATAATCCCGTGATCTATATTAATATTATCTTTGTTATCCATTTTTAATGGAAAAGAGTAACCCGCTTTTAATAAATCATCTTTTGTTTTTATTAAATCTGTTTGATGTAGTTTTGCCCACATTCTATCTGTGTCAATCATTTTCATTGGATAAGGACATGCAATAATATCTTTATCAGCACCTATCATTTTAAATATTGTATTTGCTTCAAAATCTATATCTGAATCAATAAATAATAAATAATCATAATTATCAGAATGATTAAGAAATTCTGCTACGCATAAATTTCTACCCTGAGTAACTAAAGATGATTTTAGTAAACTAAAACTAACTAATATATTTTGTTTCATACACTCCATTTGAAATTTTAAAACTGCTTGTGTATAGTGCATAGACACATCACTGTGACATGGAGTACAAACCATAATTTTAGCTTTTGGCTGTTGACCTATATTTATTTCAATTGTTTCAGATTCTACTTTTCCTTCTTTAATTGTTTGGTAAGTATCTTGGTTAAACCAAATAGGTTTATTGTTTTGCATTTATTGCTCCTTTTATAAATCTATTCCAAGCGTTTCCTTTTATTTTCCAATCATAAAAATGATTAACAAATTTTTGTTGCATTTTTAAATGTTCTACCATATTTGGATCCTGTAAAGATAATGCAGCCATCTCAATACTGCTTGCAAATTTTTTAGCTAAACTTCTATAATCATTAGAATAAGGAATGTACATTGGAAACTCAGCTCCTGTTTCATATAAAGCTCCATAATTAGTTGTCACACAATATAGTCCAGCAGCCATAGCTTCTAGTAAAGATATACAAGATGTTTCTTCCCAAATACTAGGATACACAAACAATCGATAATCTTTTAAATGTTCTTTGATATATTCGTTTGGTTTATATCCAATATAATTTACGTTAGGTAATTTTTTTGCTTGATTATATAAATCATGGTAGTGGTGATCATTTTGATCATGAAATGCTGCACCATATACTTCTGTTGAAGAATAAACATCTAAAGTAATTAATGGATCTTTAACTAATTGCATCGCACCAAGTAGTACAGATAAACCTCTCCATGGTGTACAGTGATGTATAATTTTTATAGGCTCATCTTTTTTATAAATAGTTGGAACAGATTCAATATTTTCTATACCATTTTTTATAACCAAACATTTTTCTGTAGGTAATTCAAATTTTTTAGTAAACTGTTCAAAGTTCCAATTAGAGTTGAATACATACCAATCATACTTATTATGATTTGATTTATCTTTAAACCAATTAATTAAATTTCCTTGATCCCAAGAATTTTTTTGCCATAGAATATTTATTTTATTTGAACTAAGTGGTATTTTTTCTGGAACTGATGTACAAATTTCAACTTGATCTAATAAATTTGGATCAACATGTTTTCTTAGGTATTCAAATTGTAATTCTGTTCCGCCTCTAGGACTTTGGTTTGTCATTATTTTGATTCATAACTTTCTGTAAAACGTTTAATCCTTTCGGTGATATTTGAACAGTAAGATCCTGAGCAATATGTTCTGCTACTGTTTCAGTATTAGGATCAGCTATATCGGATTCTTTCTCTGCTTCATCTTTATATATTTTATTTGTTCTAGTATTTCTTAACACTATTGTTGTAGTGCAATCTATTTTTAAAATATCATTATCCATTTTCTTGTGACCTGTCTATTAAAGCATAGCTTACAACACCTGTTATATCATTTGCTGCACTTGCTTGCATTTTTATAACATCTCCTGCTTCTAAATTCAAGGTATTTACAACCATATTTGTCATACTTTTATTAAGTTGTGCATGGCCTATTTCTACATTACTACCACCGGATTTTTTTATATATAAATCTACATCTACATTTGATGCAGTCTGGTGACTAGCTTGTACAGTTTTTACAATTGCTACTGCAGAAGTAGAGACACTTAACACTGTCGTTAAATTAGTATCTGTTAAATCAAATGCGTTACTTTTATATTGTATTGTCATGATAAAAAGTAATTATATGTGTCTTGCTCTTCTTTCAAGTCATTTTGAAATGAAAAATTAAGTTGATTTTTTACAGTAGACAGAGACTCTAAAATCTGTCTTAGATTTTCTACATCATATTCTTGTTTTGGTTCAGGTATGTATGCAGTTACTTTAGCCATTATCTTCTTCCATCTGGTTTTATATCCACTCTTAATGTTCCATAACGCCAAGTCTCACCTATAGCATCATTTTCTATTTTAATTGCAAGTAATCTTCCTCTAGCTCTAGTGTCTACTTTATCAGTGGATGATGTTATTGTAAAGGGTCCAAGAGGTGAACTAGATGCTGTATCACTTGGATAATTATTTAATAATAATGTTACTTTTGAATTACCAGTTAATACTTTAAAGTCTGGTATAAATCGTTTCATAGACATAATAAACTCACCATCTCCCCTAAGATCAGCAGCTCCTGTTGCTTGACCCAAAGCACTCCTTCTAGAAGATATATCGAAATCACCTGATTGTATAAAGGCATCAATTGATGTTGTACCCGAGCTATTTACTTGATCGGTTCCGATTTCATGAGCATAGTAAGTTGATGCACCGTAAGTATTTGTAATACCTTGAATTGGAAAATTAGGTAAAGCAGTTTTATTATAATCAGTTGCATAAGGTAGATCATAAACACCTTGATCAATATAAGAACTTCTGCCTAAAGAAGAAGTTGTCCATAAATTTTCGGCATAATTGTAAACTACACATCTATTAATTTGTTCTGAACCATTTTTTGGATAGAACCAACTAATTTCATTATACAATGTATTGTGTTCAGCAAAAATTAATTGACTAGAATTATAATTTATACCTAAGCTATCTCCATTTGTTGTAAATACAAAATCTTCTACTAAACAAGGAATGGCTTTTACAGTACCATCAAACATAAAAAATCCACCTTCACCTGACATCCAAAACACAATACCATTAGAGTAACTAAGTGCATTTTGACCAATCAATCCACAGTTAGTACCAACTTGTCTAACACTAAATGTAAAAGGTGGTCCAACATATTGAATTACATATGCAGAACTATCTGTTAAAACTAATGTGTAATCTTTACCTGATACTGCTCCAACAATTTCATTTCCTTTATCTAATCTAAATGTTCCAGCAGTGTTAGTTGCAGTAGGTACGTATTCATTAAAGTTTTCTTGATCACTAAATCTAATAAACATTGGATCTTGTGTTGTTGCATCACCAATAGTTGTTTCTGTTCCAAAATGAAATACATGTCTATCTCTATCAGATACTTGTGTTAATCTTGTTCTAGTTGGGGCGTTTGCCATAATAGTTGCTCTAGTTCGTCTTGCACTAGCTGCTCCTGAGTTCCATGTAAAAGTTTCTCCATTATGAATAGTTGCAATTAATATTTGACCAAAATTATCTAGAGACATTATACCTGGATCAAGTGTTACCGTAGATGTTAAAGATTGTTGCCCCCATGCAATGTAAAATTCAACAGAAGCGCCATTAGAATGAGCAGATCTAGTACCTGAAACAGCTCTTGTAATACCAGTTAAATTATTTCCTGATATTCCAGTATATGAAATATATTCAGCACCAACTTTAATAGTTCCGCCAGTTGTTAAAAAATTTGTTGTGGAAGTTAAAGTAATACTTGTACCACTTCCTCCTGTACCATTTGCGTCATTTAACAAAGCGCCATTTAATGTAGATGTAACACCAGAAGCCCCTCCCCAAGAAGCTGTACCCCAACCAAAACCTGCAGTTTGAAACGTTGGACCTATGACTATATATGGATCAATTTGTGCAGAACCTGTTGCTGATGTAGTTCCAGCTGAATTAGTTGGCATTGTAATTTGAAATGTATCATTTGTTTTATTTAATACTTCAAATGTATTATTTGTAAAATCTGTTGTTGCATATCCAGAACCTGTTGGAACAGTAACTGATGAAAATGTTACATATCTTCCATCTAATAAACCATGTGATGCTTTGTTAACTGTTACTGTTGGAGATCCAGAAGTTGCAGTAAAGTTAGCTCCAGTAATGACATCATTATCAATAGGAGTTATGTCGTAAAAATCACCTTCATAATATATAAACAAACCTTGAGATGTTCCTATAGCCACATATTTTTCTCCAGAGATACTAGTGAATGCGTGTTGACTACGAGCTGCTCCAGGTAAAGTTTTACTAGCATTAGTAAGTTGTGACCAACCACCTATTTTCTCGGGTAGTCCATATCTAAATCTAACAAAGTCCCCATCTACCCATTGAGATTCACCTCCTGAGTCTGTGACCATTTTATTAAAGCCGGGTTTAAAATTAAGTTTTTGTAACATATTTAAATCACTTGTAAAAATCTATATTTCATTTCTCCTGGTCCACCTGCAGATCCATTTGTAAAAGCGTTTGATGTTTGAGCAGCTCCACCTCCACCACCAGCACCACGTGTTCCAGCTGTACCATTTGTTCCTGCTCCTGAAGAACTACCTCCAAGCCCTCCCTGAATAGCTGTTAGTTCTGTTGTATATGTAGATCCTCCATTACCTCCACTAATTCTACAGTTATCTCCAACACAGTTTCCACTGCCTGTTATACTACCTCCAACTCCTTGACCTGAACTATTAAATGTAGATGTTGGACCCGATGTATTTGAAGTTACATTTTTAACGCTATTGTCTGTATCTGTAAAAATTCCTGAAGTAATTGCAGTGCCATTAATAGTTGCTGATCCTCCTTCACCTGCAACGTTAGTTCTTAAAGGTCCTGAAACAGATCCTCCTGAAGCAGAAGAACCTCCACCACCAGTTAAACTAATTAAGGATCCTGACGAGTTTCCTGTTAATGTAGTGTTTCCACCATTTCCAGCTGTCGTACTATATCGATTACCTGTAACAGGAGGTCCTCTTGTAGCATCTCCTTGAGTCCCTGCTGCACCAACTGCATAGGTTATAGTTTCACCTGCAGTCACTGTAATTATTTTATCTGAAATAAATCCGCTAGATCCACCGCCGGGTCCTTGTGATTCACCGCCTACGCTATCGTAGTCAGCTCCACATATTGCACCTCCACCACCACCTACAGCATATTCAATGTGAATTGCATTGTATCCGCTTGGAACACTAAATGTAGAAGAACCAGGAGCTAGTATAACGAACGATGTCGCTGGAAGACCACCTGCACCGGAACCTACTAATAAACTATAATGGGTCATAGTTTTTTCCTATGATAAAAGTCCACCAGTAATTACAAATGTATTTGTTCCTACACAAAGAACGGTTGCAACTCCTCTAGTTGCTAAAGTTCTATCTGCGTTTGTTCCATCGGTTACCCAATACATAGTAACGCTAGAACGATTTATTGAAATATTACCGGTAGTGTTATTAAAAATTGAAACAGTTTGACCCACTGAAAAAACTCCAGAAGGAACTGTTATTGTATTGGAAGCAATAATGACTTTTCCATGGTCACTAGCTACTAAAGTATATGTTGATCCTTGAGTATTTGCAGGTACTGTTCTTACTTCACCTATTTGATCAACCATGTTTCCAGCAGTTGTTGTAATATTATTTGCTGCTGTAACATTATCACTAATTGTAATACCACTAACATTTGTATCATTAGTTACTGTAAGATTACTAGTGTTAATAGTATTTGTAGTAATATTTCCTGTGATTAAACTACCTGTTGATGTAACTCCTTCTTCAATATTAGTTCCATCAGAATATAAAATTTTCTTTCCTTTGTCTGTTGCAGACCATGTTACACCTGTTCCTGAACTTGTTTTAAAAGTTACAGTATGAGCTCCACTTGTTGCGTTTTCTACAATGTATGTTTTTTCAATTGAATCAGGAATAGTTACGTTTACATTACCTGAAATTGTACCTGTTAATTTTAATACTTGATTTTTACCATTGGATAATGCTCCGTTTGAAAAAGTTAAAGTAGCACCTGACGCTGAATTAACTGTATCATATCCACCTATTGCTTGTTCTAATATAAGTAAGTTAGTATTAGTAACTTGTCCCCAAGTTCCTGCATTTTCTCCAGTTTGTTGTACTGTTAATTTTAAATTTGCTGATGTAGTATTTGCCATATTTTAGATTCCTTAAATTTAGCTATATTATTGAATTTATTAAACAGTGTCAATGACTGTATTATAAAGGAGGGAATATTTAATTACATTAAGTTATTCGTCCTGTTGCCCACCAATAAATTGTGTCTATACTTCCTCCAGATCTTAATGAAAAGGAACTCCCACTTGTTGAACCATCACTTGAAATATTACCTTCTACCGATATCAAGGTTGTGCCATTGTCCGCCCCTATAAAAGTTATAGAATAAACATTTGTAAAAGTAGTGGGAAAACTTACAGTTTTAGGAGATTCTCCTGGACCACTTGTTGTGCCCCATTGTATAGTATATCCGCCGTCTACAAATCTTACATATCCACTTGCACGATTTGACGTTGTAATACTATCAGCTGCAAACGGATCAGAACTTACGTTAGTCAAATTAGAACCATCAATAGCAGGAAGTGCGCCTGTTAACCTATTAGCATTTATTCCTGATGCAATTTTTACATCTGTTGCTGAATTATTTATTAATTCAGCAGTATCTACTACTCCATCTGTTATAGATCCATTATCTAAAATTGTTGTTCCGTTAGATATAATTCCCATATAAATTACCTTTAACTTATGTATCCTGTTGCGTGCCAATACATATTTTCAGCATTAATTCCTAGTCTTGTTTTAAAACCAGATGTTGACGTTGAAGTATCACTAGTAATATTTCCACCATCTGATAGTCTTGCATCAGCGTCCTCTGCACCTCTAATTACTATGCTAAAAATATTTGTAAATGATACGGGAAAAGATATACTTTGTTCTGTCTCAGTACCTGGAGAAGCGTTTTTCCCCCACTGTATAGTATAACCATTTGTAAATTTTACATAACCATTAACAAAATTACTTGTGCCCAAACTTTTTGCAGAAAATGGAGATGCACTTACACCTGTTAAATTAGAACCATTAAGAGCAGGAAGTGCCCCTGTTAATTTTGAAGAAGTAATTGTATTTGTTTTTGCATCTTCTACTGCTGCATCAACAATTTGTGCCGTATCAATAATATTATCAGTTATAGATCCATTATCTAAAACTGTAGTGCCGTTTGATATTAAAGCCATAAAATTTCCTTATGGTTTAGTAGGCCAAATTACTGCACTTACCTGAGCAGAAGTAGTTAACCCATTTGTTAAATCTCTTAAATCTTGTCTATAAGTTCTCATATCATCAGATAAAGTATTATCAGATAAAGCTAGGTAATCTGTTTCAGCTAATTTAATATTTCTTTTTGATCTTAAATTTTCTAGATCTTCTGAAAATTTTTCTTCCTCATTTCTAAAATCAAAAGATTCAGTTGAGCCATCATTATTTACTTTATTATGGTTGTGTTCAATAGATATTTTCCATTGTGTTTCACTAACTTGTATTTTAGGTTCAGGTATTACAGAATGAACATTTGTGTCATACCAACCTAATAATTTATTATTACTATCTATGTGTGCATAAATCATGATACATACCCTACTGCTATGTAATAAAATCCACCAGAAGTAGTTGTACCTCTTTTAATACTAAAGCTTGATGTTGATGTTGAACTATCATTATAAATATTTCCCGCACTTCCTAATTTAACATTTGTATTCATAAATGATGTAGCTATTATACTAAAATAATTGGTAAAGGTCAAAGGAAAAGTAAATGTGGTGTTATCTGTATTTGCTGGAGCTTTAGCCCATTGTATTGTGTAACCATTTGTAAACTTTACATATCCACTTGAAAAATTACTTGTAGTTATACTAGTAGCCGAGAAAGGACTAGCACTAATACCAGTTAGATTGGATCCATCAATAGCAGGAAGTGTCCCTGTTAATTTTGACGAAGTTAACCCTGTATTAATTTTAGCGTCTTCAACAGATGCGCTTGCTAATTCAGCTGTATCTACAGAATTATCAGCAAAAGAACCATTATCTATTAACGTTGTACCATTTGATATAATAGCCACTATGAATCTCCCAAAATGTTAGTACTACCAAGTATATATAGTTTAAGCCGCAGTGTCAACTTCTGTCCAAGTTTTAGTACTTCCTGAATTTACTTCAGTCCATGTTGATGTAGATCCTGGATCTACTTGAGTCCAGACTATAGTTTTTTCGTCTCCCAAAGCCATAGTCATTTCAATTCCAGTTAGTATACCTGTAGAATCTGTAGCATCTGCTTGACCTTCCTGCATGGTCATTTCCTGACCAGTAACATCTACAAATTTATCTAATTTAGCAGTTGCGTTTCCTTCAGTTGCAGATAACAGTTGACCTGTTAAAGTTACATTTGCATCTCCAGTAACAGTTGGAGCATTTTCTTGCATAGTAATTTCTTGACCGGTAACAGAAACATTTGCGTTACCTGTTATTGAAACATTACCTTTAGTTATTGATAACAATTGACCCGTAGGTAAAATATTTGCTGTTCCAGTTGCAGCTAACGTTCCTGCATCCATAGTCATTTCTTGACCAGTTACATTTATGTCAGCACCTGCAGTAACTGTTCCAAGTCCTAATGCTGCAGACATTCCAATACCAGTAACTGTAGCGTCTGGAGAAGGATCAACAGTTCCCTCTGCTGCAGTCATTGATTCACCAGAAACTAAAACATCTACATCTGTAAAGGCAAGAACAGTACCTTGTGTTGTAGTTAATAATTGTCCAGTAAGTGAAACATTACCTGTTCCAGTGACTGAAACAGAATCTAAATTAGATGTTAAATCAAAACCAGTTACAGCTACATCTGAGTTTGCAGTTGTATTAACAGATCCTAAATTTGAAGTTAAACTTTGACCTGTTACTTCTATATCAAAATCAGCTTTTCCAATTGCAGTTCCTTCTGCAATAGTCATTGCTTGACCTGTTAATGAAACATCTGCATTTCCAGCTGTAGTAACTGAACTTAGGTTTGCATTGAAACCAATTCCTGTAGGAATTTGTACTACTCCTACAAATATACTAATACCATCATTATTTAATGTAGTGTTTAAAGCTTGACCAGTTAAAGAAACTGCTACATCAATAACAACACCAGGAGATGTTTCAGCAATGGTAAGTTCTTGACCAGTTACTGCAACATTAATACTTTGTGACCCTGTAGCCGCAAAAGGACTTTCTGCAAATGTAGTTATTCCAAAAGCCATTGTCTAGGCTCCTGTTTTTGTTTTTTTCTTTTCTTTTTTAGGTAATTCTTTTCTAAGTAATTCAGAATAATGTTTTTGTAAAACTTCTAAATCTGTATATTGAATATTTAATTGTTGTTTCTTAACTACAATTTCATGTAATTTGTTACCATAAACTTTACCTTCATTGGATAATTCTTCTGTGTCATATTCTTTTTTATCAACAATAATTTTCATTACATTTCCTCTAATTTAAATTTGTATTTCTTTCCTGATTTATTATTTAGGATATATAAATCATTTTCACCCTCTTGAATAGTCCAATTACCTTTTGTACCATCAACTGCATTACCTTCTTCTTTTCCTTCATTAGATAAATGTAAGTCACCAGTGTATACGTTTCTCCAAACAGCTGAAGTTGAACCTAAGTCGTAAGTATCATTTGCACCTGGAGTAATATGTCCTGCAACAGCAGCGGCACCAGTTACAGTTAAGGTAGAACCATCAAAGGTTAAATTAGCTTCACCATTCATAGCATCTGTACCAGTTGCAGTTAGAACTCTATTGTTAGAACCATTAGTCATAAAGTCAGACACATCTACAGAAATTGCATCTGCTGCAACATCAATACCAGTACCTGCTCCTACGTTTAATGTAGCAGCTCCACTTGTAGCTCCACCTGTTAAACCAGACCCTGCTACAACTGAAGTAATGTCTCCGGTGTTTGTAGTGTAACCAGCATCATTATTAAAACCTGAGTTGTTGATATTTCCTTTAGTTAATTTTTTTTGAGCATTAGAAGAATCAACTACAACAAAAAAATCTCCATCTCCATCTGAAGTAGAAGTAGATAATTCTGATAAGTCTACATTTAATGTAACACTACCTGAAGTTCCACCTCCGTCTAATAATGTTCCAGCAGTTACACCGGTTATATCTCCAACCGTAGGTGTTTGAAAAGATGGAACCGCTCCAGCTCCCGCTGAAGTTAAAACTTGTCCTGAGCTTCCTGTTGCTACTGCAACCGGGTTTCCTGAAGTATCATATGAAATAATATTTCCATCTGTACCTGATGCCATTTGCGCTAGTCCCACCGCATTGTCATTTATTTGAGTTGTGTCTACAGCATTATCTTCTATTAAAGCGTTCGTAATTTGATCATTTGAAATGTGAGCGGTTTTTATTGAATTGTCAACGTATTGATTTTCGCCAACACTGTTCGCTGCCATTTTTGCAAGCGTCACATTAGAATCTGCTATCTTGGCTGTCGTTACTGCGCTGTCTTGAATTTCTGCTGTAGCTACTCCTGAATCTTTAATTGTTATTGCACCAGAACTAGCTGCAAAATTGTCTGAGCTAAATGATGCAGCTCCTTTAGCAGATGTAGAAGCATCTGCTAGATTGATAGTAACACTACCTGAAGTTCCACCACCTGTTAAATTTGTACCTGCTGTAACTCCTGTAATATCACCAACATTCGTTGTATATCCAGCATCATTATTAAAACCTGAGTTATTAATATTTCCTTTAGTTAATTTTTTCTGTGCGTTAGCACTATCTACTACTACAAAAAAATCTCCATCGCCATTTGTAGTTGAAGTTGATAATTCTGATAAGTCTACATTTAATGTAACAGTACCTGAAGTTCCACCACCGTCTAATAAAGTTCCAGCAGTTACACCCGTAATATCCCCTGTAGTAGGAGTTGCAAAAGTCACCGCTCCAGAACCATCAGTTGTTAAAACTTGATTTGCAGATCCGTCTGATGTTGGAAGTGTATATGCTCCGTTTACATTAACAGTACCTGTTGTTTGTATACCAGCAGATGTTGTTTCTAATTTTTTAGAGTTGTTATGGTATAAACTAACTGCTCCACCACTTTGAGCAAAAATCATATCGTGGTCACTTGGGTTTCTAAAATATATAACACCTGATTTTACTACAAGTCCACCAGTTCCTGTTTCATTAATATAAGAATTAGAACCATCATGGTAAATTTGTAAATCGGGGCCTGCACCAAAAATAGCTTTATCGTTATCCCCAAAATTAATGTCAGCAGTAGTAGTTAATCCTGCAAAAGTAGGACTAGCTGAAGTAGCCACACTTTGACCAATAGCAATATCATTAGCATTTACTGTTACACCGGTTCCAGCGCCAACGTTTAATGTTACATCACCTGATGTTCCACCACCTGTAAGACCAGTCCCTGCTGTAACAGCAGTTATGTCCCCAACTGTTGGTGTTTGAAAAGTAACTGCTCCAGATCCGTTAGTTGTTAAAACCTGAGCAGAAGATCCGTCTGATGTAGGTAATGTATAAGCTGAAAGACCAAAGTTTGATCCATCACCTTGAATAATTTTTCCTGATGTTGTTGCTAATCCTGCAACGTCTTGTAATTGAGCATCTAATCTTGCGTTTGCAACAGT